TTCTGACCGATGCCCTCACAAAGCTGGCCAAATATGAGGACGTCGAAGAAGAGCCCGACATGGACGAGGTGCTGCGGGGACTTTATAAGGCTAAATCCAATGCCCGGAGCCGGCACAGTCAGGAACGGATCCAGGCAGGCATACGACTTATCATCAAGCTGGCGAACTTCGACGAGACAGCATGCAAGGGATTGATGGAGAAGCATCTGAAACAAAAGACTGACCTACTTAAGTATATTGACGAGGTCGACGGGCATATCGATCCGGTCAGTGAGATAAGGGATTATGTGGAGGAGAGGTTATGAAGTGAATGGGAAGAAGGTGAACAGGAATGAGGGAATTAAAGCCATGCCCATTTTGTGGGTGTGCATCTCGTGTATATGAGGATGAAAGATTTTCGTACAAATCTTATGATTTCCCCAAATGGTATATATCTTGTTTGGGATGCGGTGTAAGTACGCCAGTTGCAAAAATGGAACAGATTGTAAAGATTTGGAACAGGAGAATAGAGAATGAGTGATATCAGGTTTTACATACCGAAAGATGAAACAATACCAACAGATTTGCGTTTGTATGTAGGAGACGTGAATGTCAAATACAAAAGAATCCAAGGTGGATTCAGATTTCACATTTCTCTTGATGATGAAGCAGAAGCGATGGAAATCGCCAAGAAGATTATTCAACAGATGATAATGGATCATGACGAATCGCAACATGGGGTATCGTGGAGAACTGTTGCAATTCTAGTTGTACCACAAGAAGAAAGGTATAAGGTTGGTACTATCATTGATTGGAAATACAGAGTAAGAGATTCGTATTAATGGATGGTGAGCAGGATGATTAATAAGGGTATCATATACAGACAAGATGCGATTGATGCGCTATACCATGTTGATGAATACAATAGTCGGAGTATAGAAGCAATTAAGCAGTTACCATCTGCAGAATCAGAAATCAATAAGCAGGAATTGATACGGACAATGAATGCAGGAATTATTGCCACAAACACTGAAGATGTATATTCTTGCGGAATGCGGAATGGGATAAGATGGTGTAGAGCATTGTTAGAAGATGATCCGCCAAAATTTGAGGATGCAAGTCAGTACGCAGAACCACGGAAGAATGGAAAGTGGGTTAAGGATAGAGATGGCATATATCACTGTTCATGTTGCAGCACAGATTATTTGATGTATGAATTTGCGGTGAAAGATACACATTATTGCCCGAACTGCGGTGCAGATATGAGAGGTGAAGAGGAATGAGATTGATAGATGCGATTTTTTACTTAAAGAACACTCCAGTTATCGCAAGCAATGCGGATAAAGAAAATGTTCAGAAGGCGTATGACATGGCTGTCGAAGCACTGGAGAAGCAGATACCGTCAGGAATCAGATTCAACGGTGATGAAGCAGTATGTCCAAAGTGTGGAGCAGATGCCGAGTGGAAAAAATATTGTGAAGAGTGTGGACAAAGGTTGGTGAGTGATGATGAAGGTTAATATCTGCGGAATACCGCACAAAGTCATTTACTGTAAAGATGAATTTAACGCTGATACCCACTATGGTCAGATTGATTACGGCAAAGCGGTCATCAAAATCAGTGAAGATGTTTCAAAGGAACAGCAGGACGAAGCACTGTGTCATGAGGTTCTGCATGGAATATTATCTCATATTGGTAAAGAGGAACTATCACAGGATGAAGAGTTTGTAAGCGTCCTGTCTAATGCAATCTATCAAAGTTTTATACCAAACTTAGATGGAGAGGAGGCCGACGAAGTTGAACCAGAAATCATCCGATGCAAAGATTGCGTACATTACAGCAGTCACAAAGACGATTATATGTGTGGAATTAATGTGCTGGCATATATTCATGAAAATGATTTTTGCAGTAGGGCGGAAAGGAGAACTCAATGACATCAATCCTGATCACAGGCACTCTATGTTTCGTCCTCGGCTCCCTCATCGGGATGCTACTGACCGTTCTCTGTCAGGCATCCAGCGAGAGGGACTGCATCCTCTATCCGATGCAGCTTATACCGATCACCATGGGAGAACCAAAGCTTAACAGCCAGTGCCTGATACAGACCAAAGAGGACGGCAACCATCTACTGCTGGCAGAGTATGCGGACGACGGATGGACATTGACAGATTATCCAGGGATAAAAAATTTCACAGTGGCGGCCTGGTGTTATCTGCCAGATCCGATCAGGGAGGTGGAAGTATGAACATACAGCCAGGAACGCGCATGAAAGTTATCCAGGGCATCAAACAGACTGACCGCTGTGCATGGATGGAGACAGGAGATATCGTGACAGTCAAGGCAGTCTATCCGCATGTCATCCTAGTCGAGCGTCCGTACAAAGACCGCAGGCGCGGCATGATGCGGGAGGGCTTCTGCATCTCAGACCTGCACAGACATCTGAAGGTGATAGTATGAAGACCTATATGTACTTAGACAAGAACTACGACTTACCGCTGATCATCGCAGAGTCAGCCAGGGAGATGGCGGAGAAGAGAGGCATACTGGAACAGTCCGTGTATCAGATCATATCCAAGGCGAAGCGGCTCGGGTATAAATGCAGGTATGTTGTGGTAGATGATGAGGAAGAACCATAATGCGTGATTATCAGAGACAAAAGAACAACAAGTACATACTTCCAAGAGATGAATGGCACAGGACCCTCTGGACGATACGGGGATATTATCGTATCAAGGAAGAGGCGGAGGCGGCCATCACCGGATCAGGACAGAGCGACGGGATGCCGAGGGGTACAGATGTCAGTGACCCGACAGCGAAAAAAGCGATCAACCTTGAGTGGGACCTGGCCATCATCAACCTGATCGAGACAGAAAAGTCTATGATGCCGGAACCTTATCAGACAGCGGTGTGGAACAATATCCAACACGGAATGCCGTATCCTCTTGATGCAGGTGCAGTGCGTGAGACATTTAGCAGATGGAAGTCCAGATATATTTTCAGGATAGCGGAAGGTCTGAAGAAAATATAAGATGTCACACCGGGGAAAAAATTAAATGTTATAATAGTAGAGTCAAAAGGTGGCGGAACTATCCCGCTGCCTTTTTTGTTGCAATCAATCGACACTGAGTCCGGGACCTGCGCCGCTGCCTGCTTTTGTTTACTTTCGGGGCGGCCTGCGTTAATCAATACCCCAAACCTCCTTTCTCCCCTTCAGCAACCGGCTGAGGGTCTAAGGTCCCGGGCAAGCGTGTTTATCATACAGTCAACCTATCCCCTGATCGGACATCTATCCCACTGTGCCCGATCGGGGGTTTTTAACGAAAGAAAGAAGGTGAGCCTGAGTGACAGAAAAACAGAAGATGTTTGCGGATGAGTATCTGATCGACCTGAATGCCACAAGGGCTTATCTGGCAGCTTATCCGAATGTAAAGAACAAGGATGTGGCAAGAAGAGCAGGAAGCAGATTGTTGACATTTGTAGACATTAAAACCTATATCAGTGAGCGCTTGGAAGAGATCCATAACCAGAAGACAGCTGATGCCCAGGAAGTCATCGAGTACCTCACTTCTGTACTCCGAGGCGAGAGCCGTGCGGAGGAAATCGTTGTGGAAGGAATCGGTGACGGATGTAGTGAGGCAAGAACAATGAGAAAAGCTCCGTCCGAGAAAGACCGGTTGAGAGCTGCTGAGCTCCTAGGTAAGAGATACGGCCTTTACACAGACAAGGTCGATGTGAGTGCAGACATGGATCTTAACATCTCCATCGATTACGGAGATGATGACTAATGGACATAAAGCTTCAGGCCAATCCGATATTCAGAGAACCGGACCGCTGTCGGAAACGATACATCATCATGAAAGGATCAGCTGGATCGGGGAAGAGCATGGACACTGCCCAGCATTATATTCTGCGTCTGATGAGCGACAAAGGAAGGAACCTTCTATGCGTCAGGAAAGCTGATGTTACAAATCGTGACAGCACTTTTGCAGAGCTGCAGGGTTCTATATTCCGCATGTTCGGGGAACATTATGACAAGTTCTGGTATATCAATACCAGTAACATGCTCCTGGAATGCAAGGCTAATCATAATCAGATCATCTTCCGAGGTGTCAAGGATGACAGCCAGCGGGAGAAGCTGAAGTCAATAACTTTCAAACGGGGAAAGCTTACAGACGTGTGGATCGAGGAAGCTACTGAGCTTACCCAGGCGGATTTTGAAATCATAGACGACCGTTTGCGTGGAGAGCTACCACCAGGACAGTTTTATCAGATCCGGATGACTTTTAATCCGGTATCAGCTCAGCACTGGATCAAAAAAACATTCTTTGACCGCCAGGATCCGGATGTGTTTACCCATCATTCCACATATAAAGATAACCGTTTTATCGATGATGCCTATTATCGCAGAATGGAACGACGTAAGGAAGTGGACCCGGAAGGCTATCAGGTTTATGGGCTTGGGAACTGGGGAGAGACAAAGGGTCTGATTCTCCATAACTGGGAAGTCAGGGAAATTTCCGTTGACCTTGAATGGTATGACGACGTGGCCATAGGGCAGGACTTCGGTTTCAACCATGCCAATGCAATCTATCCCTTCGGTATCAAGGATGGGAATATATATGTCCTTCCGGGACTGTATGGCTATGAGAAGGACACCGCAGAATGGATCAAGGAAGCGGAAGGAAGGATCCCCAGGAGCCGAATTATGTGGTGTGATTCCGCAGAACCGGACAGGATAAAAACCTGGAAGAGTGCAGGATACCGTGCGCGGCCCGTGTCCAAGGAGCATACCACAGAGAAGAAATATCAGGCTACCCAGATAGACTGGCTCAAAGGGATCCCTCAGTCCAAACAGGAAAGACCCATCAGGAGGATGATCTATATCCATCCGTCCAACGTGAACTTCATAAAAGAAATAGAACAATGGAAGTGGAAGCATGACGATAAACGAAATGTTTATCTTGATGAGCCTGTTCCATTTTTTGATGACGCGATGGCTGCTCTCCGGTATGGAATCGAAGGATGGAGGAAGCCAAAGTCACAAACGGTCATCCAGACCTTCAAGGGAGGAATATAAACCATGGAATACAAACCTTATCTTCCACCGCTGCCGCTGCTGTGCGACCCGAGCGACATCAAGGACGGCTTTCCGTCCATGACGCTGGTGGATAAATACATACAGTATCACGCAGAGACTATCCGCCGATATGAATACCTTCGGAGTTTGTATGCAGGACTTCATGACATCTATCATCAGCCCGACAAGGCAGAATGGAAGCCTGACAACCGCCTGGCGGTGAACTTCCCCAAGTACATTACCAACATCAGTTTCGGCTATGGCTACGGTATCCCGATCAGCAAGAAGTTCGAGGACGAGAAGGTCCACGACTCCATCATGCAGGTAGAGAAGCGTAACCACATCGTCGACCATGAAGGCAGGCTGTTCAAGGCCTGCTTTAAATTTGGCCATGCCTGGGAGTTCTTCTATCAGGACGAAGAGCACCAGACGAGGATGAAGGTACTGACACCGATGCAGTTCTTCTGTGTCTATGACGACACCATGGAAGAACGGTCCCTGTTTGCCGTGAGATACGGCTATAACATTGACGGCGAGATCTATGGCGAGGTCTACACAAGGGAAGCCCAGCGGAAGTTCTTCAAAACCCACTATGTGGAGGACCAGCAGGTCAATCCTTACGGCTTGATACCTGCAGTGGAGTATATCCTCAATGACGAACGCATGGGGCTGTATGAGGACGTAGCGGGCCTTATAGAGACTTATAACCATACCATCTCAGAGAAGGCCAATGATGTCGATTCCTTCGCCGAGGCATACCTTGCGATACTGGGAGCCAAGGTCGACGAAGACGGCGTGCGTCGGATCCGTGACGACAGGGTGATCAATGTCTACGGTACCAACGACGCAGAAGAGATCAAGAACATCGTGGTCCAGTTCCTGCAGCGGCCGACTGCAGACGCAACACAGGAAAACCTGCTGAACAGATTGGAAAGACTCATCTTCCAGATCTCCATGTCTGCCAATATCAGCGATGACAGTTTCAACAACGTAGCTTCCGGTGAAGCCTTCGCCTATAAGCTGCTTGCCACAGGTACGATGCTGTCGACCTTCGACACGAAGATCTCCAAGAGCCTGCAGAAGCGGTACAAGATCATCTGCTCGCTGGAGACCAACTCCCACGATCCGAACGCATGGGAGGATGTGGAGATCACCTTCCACCGCAATCTGCCCAAGAACGTGGCCAGGGAGATCGAGAACGCAAAGAATGTCGAAGGCATCGTTTCCCAGGAGACCCAGCTCGGCCTCATGCCTTCCGTGGTCCCGGATGTGGATGCGGAGAAGGAGCGAATCGCCAGGGAGACAGAAGCGGATCAGAACTCCATCGTGGACCGGCGGATGTTCCAGCCGGAGGTGAATGAGGATGGCGAAGAAGATAAGGCCCAGTAACGATTACTGGAGGCGCCGGGAGACCAGGCAGCGAAGGAAGAATATTAAAGACCAGCAGGAATACGACAAACATATCGAGTCGATCTACCAGAAGAGCATGGATAACATCCAGAAGGAGATCGACTCTTTCTATGTCCGTTACGCAAGGAAGGAAGGCATCACTCTGGCGGAAGCCAAGAAGAGGGCATCCAAGCTTGATATGGAGGAGTATTCCAGGAAGGCCAAGAGATATGTAGATGAAAAGGACTTTTCCAAACAGGCTAACGAGGAGATGCGGCTCTACAACATGACCATGAAGGTCAACCGCCTGGAGCTTCTCAAGGCCAAGATCGGACTGGAGTTGGTGGACGGTTTCAATGACCTGCAGAAGTTTTTTGACCGGAAGCTGACAGACCGGACACTGGATGAGTTGAAGCGCCAGGCGGGCATCCTTGGTGACACTGTCACGGATACCGAGGCAGCAAAAAGGGCGAAAGTCCTTGTCAATGCCTCTTTCCATAACGCAAAATGGTCTGATCGGATATGGATACACCAGGACCTATTAAAAAACAAACTGGACGGTCTTCTCCGGACCGGACTGATCCAGGGCAGGAATCCCAGGGAACTTGCCAGGGAACTGCGAAAAGCCTTTGGTGCTTCAGTGAATGATTCAGAACGGCTGATGCGGACAGAGATGGCCAGGGTACAGACCGCCGCCCAGCAGGAATCCTTTGAAAGAAATGGCTTCGAAGAGTATGAGTACATCTGCTGTGGCCTGCCCGATGCCTGTGAGATCTGCAGGGCGCTGGACGGGAAGATCTTCAAGGTCAAGGACATGATGGTGGGAGAGAACGCCCCGCCCATGCATCCCAACTGCCACTGTTCCACAGCCGCTGCCGCTGCAAACCGTGAGGACTTTGATGCATGGCTCGATGCCAAGGCGGCAGGAGAGACAGGGCTGGGGTTTGAGGATTGGAGGAAAGAGAGTGCTATATACTATGAAGGTCCTCCAAAATCATGGCATAGGATAAAAGATGGAGAGAATGCTGGTCTTGAGGTTATTAATCCAAATTTTAAAAAGATGATTTCAGTGAATGCAACGAAGGAAGAGACTGCGTACAATCGAAATTGCGTCAATGCCGTTATCGCCTATGATTTAAGAAAGCGGGGATGGGATGTACAAGCAAGGTCCTATTTAGAGTGCGATCTAAGAAGAAAAGCACAAAACGCATGGGAGGGCGTAAAGCCAACTATTGTTAAGGAAAACGCAGGTCCCATCCTTGAAAAGATGATGGTTAATTGGGGAGATAATGGAAGGGCTTTTGTTGGAATCGGAAAAGACAATAAAGGACACGCACTCGTTGCAGAGTTAAGAAATAATAGAGTGATTTTAATTGACCCACAAAGGAATATGGTTTATACTAAATCTAAAGACATTCGCAAATTATTAAAGGATGGTTGTGAGTGTTGGAGAATTGATACATTGGAGGTATCTCAGACTGGATTTAATGCTTGTAGAAGCAGGTGATGGTTATGGTTAGATTTTCAGAAGCATATGATTTTTGCCGAAGAAAGTTTATAGACGACGGATATGAAGGCGTCGGCACGATATATCAGACAGATGAGGCATGGGTATTTTGGCCAAGTCTTTCAGAGCCTGAGTACGGAACCCTGCCCATTGTATTTCCGCGCGACGGAAAAGAACCTTTTTTCTATGACTGGAGTATTGAATCACAAGAAAAATATCTAGACAAAGCAA